GGCAGTCGGGGAGAAGAAGAACAGTATCAGTGATATACTTTGGCTGGTCGAAAATCTTGACCGGATGAAATATAGCCGTATCAAAGAGGTGACTGTTGAGCACGTGCAGCAGGTTTGGCAGTCTCGGAAGGAGAGGATGTCGTGATCGGATTGATTTTGAACGCAATCGCTGGAAAGGCATAGGTCACTTTCAGCGAGTTGGAAGAAGCAACAGGGCTGTCTTACTATGCTGTGGCTGGCGTGATGGACAGGGCCGCGGATAAAGGACTTGTTGTCTGCTACAATGCAGATGACCCAAAACTGTGCCGTTGGTCAGCAATCGGTGATTGGGAAGCATGGATGCGTAGCCAGCAAGCTGTACGGCCAAAAAAACCGACTAAACGGCAGTCAATGTGGAGTTATATGGTGCGCAATGATCAATTTTCAATCGCTGATCTTGTCTTGCTGGGGCACAATAAACACACCGTCGCTAACTATGTCAAGAGATTGCGCAAAGAAGGGGAGTTAGCATATCTTGGTAGGGGAATCTACAGTTGTAGATGGGAGGAGGTGAGGTGACAGACGGCGAGCTGGTCGCGCTGCTGCTCCGGCTCAAAGCAGAGCACGGCAGTATGGCGGCGGTGCGGCGGCTATTGGGAAAGAAGCTGTCCGAGTCCGCCCTTAGCTTGATAGTGAGCGAAAAATACGGGGCGCGGTTAGACAGTGTGAAGGCGAAAGTAGCGGCGGTGCTCCAAGTTGACTGCCCTGCGGAGCAATGGGTAATCGGAATTGAAGACTGTTTGAAGATGCAGAAGGCCGCCGCAGCGGACTGCTTGCCAAGTAGTCCGGCCCTGCGGCGGAAATATCAAACGTGCTCACAGTGTGAGCACAATGGGGGGCAAGAATGGCATTAAGTGAACGGAAATTAGTTGAGTTGCAAGAGCAGTGCCCGGCAAACTGCTTGATGAAGGGCGATGGAACTTATGTCCCGTTGGTATTGATCAGCGCGGCAGAGCAGCAGAAAAATGCCCTTGTGCGGCAGCTATTTGCCAAGGCGGAAGAGGCCCATGAAATCCTGCGCGAACTGAAGACGATTGCCACTGCTGATGTGGTAGCACACATTGACCTCGTTACCGGCCCGGCTGTTGACGAGAAGAAAATTGCCCAGCAATCCAATAAGCTGTACTCGTTTGACGGCACAATGGAGATTGAGTACACGCTCAATCCGATCTACCGCGTGAATGAAAGGATTGTTGAAGTGCAGGCGTTGGTCGAAAAAGCGGCATCTGAGGTAGCGGACGGGAAACAGTTGGTCAAAGCGATCCGTGAACTGTCTGTCGGTGGCAGAGTGCAAGAAGAAGTCATTAAATGGCTGGATAAATCGCAGGTTTTTGCAGGCTCGGCAAGCTGGAAAGAGGCCATGCTCCTCATCAAGGAATGCCTCGAGGAGGTCGAAAAAAGGCCGTATCTGCGGTTTTATCGGCACACGGAAGGCAAGAGAGAGCTGGTTTTGCTCAACTTTAGCGCGGTTGTTATTGACTGACCGCGCTGCAAAGACGGGCGTAGGCTGCGGCGGTGAAAGTCCGCCGCCCCATGAGCAGCCAGATGGAGTTCATACAGCACCCGGAAAAAGTAAAAAGAAAGGAGCGCAAAATGCTGAAATAAATGCGAAACCGGGCCTTCGTGGCCCGGTCGTCGGGGCGTGGTTGCCCCGGCCTGATGAGCAGCCAAAAAGAAAAACTAAGGAGGTGGAAAATGCCACAAAAAGAAGCTGAAGAGAAAAGGGAGCAGGATTTGAAGGAATGGGCTGAAGAGCAAGGTTTCACGGAGCGGCCCTGCCGCAAGTGCAGTGGCAGGGCAAGTGCTGACAATACTTGCGAAAACTGCCAAGGTGTCGGCGTGGTGTATGAGATGCACGGACAGGAGCATCCGCTGCGGATGTTAGAGCTGATCCGCGTAACAAAGTAATTCAACAGGCAGTCGAGTGCGCACTCGACTGCCAAAGGAATGGGGAAAAATGGACAGGTCGAAGCTACGAGAATTGCAAGAAAAATACAAAAATGAAGTGCGCCAAGGCGTTAAAATTGAAGATATTAAATACGAATCACATACGCGGATTTTATCGGAAATTTTGGAAAAAGCAGTGCCTGGACGTGGAGTTGAACTGATGCTAGAAGTCTGCGCTGATCCACGGCTTGCAGGCTGCACCATATACTTGCAGCAGTCCTCCTGTATTACTCAGTCAAGGCATCGCTGGATAAGAGAGAGTGGGCTGGATATTGAGGAATTGAGGGAAGTTACAGGCATGAGCGAGAGTAACTTGCGCTTGATTTTAGAAACCGGCGATGCGGAACAAGAAAACGATAGACAGATGAGATTATTTTGAGCAATCAAGCGGATATGCGTACACCGCCGCAAAACCACGAGGCCGAGCAAGCCGTGCTCGGCACCATCCTGCTTCAAGATAAAGCCTTGCTCAAAGTTGTTGAGCTGCTTCAGCCTGAAGATTTCTACCGCGACAGTCACAAAGTCATCTTTGATGCGTTAGTCACCCTGTTCGAGCGGCAAGAGCCGCACGACGTGATCACGGTTACTAATCACCTCCGCGATCAGAATCGTCTGGAAAAAGCTGGGGGTGCTGCTTATCTGACTGAACTGACGCAGGTGATTCCCTTCACCGGCATGTTAGTGCATCACGCCAACATTATCCGGCAGAAGGCTGTCCTCCGCAGGCTGATCCAAACCAGTGCCGAGATGACCGCCCGCTGCTATGATGCTCAGGGCGACATTGACACGCTGGTTGACCGGGCCGAGCAGGCTATTTTTGAAGTGGCCCAGTCCCGCAAGAAGCAGGGCTTTCAGCCGATGGCCAAGATCGTCCCCAAAGCGTTTGACCGGGTGACGCGACTTTCCGAGCGCAAAGAGCACATCACCGGCGTAGCGACTGGTTATGAAGAGCTTGACCGAATGACTGCTGGGCTACAGCCGTCAGATTTGATCATTCTGGCGGCAAGACCCTCAATGGGAAAGACGAGCCTAGCCATGAACATCGTCCAGACGGCATCAGCGATCAACAAAGTACCAACCGCAGTCTTCAGCTTAGAGATGTCGGCGGAGCAGCTCGCCCTGCGGATGCTCTGTTCTGTGGGGCGGGTTGATGCCCAACGCATCCGCACCGGCCACCTTTTCAAGGAGGATTGGCCTAAGCTGACCAGGGCCACCGGGATTCTTACTGAGGCACCGATTTATATTGATGATACCGCAGGCATCACCGTGCTAGAGATGCGGGCCAAAGCCCGGCGACTGAAAGCGGAGTGCGATCTAGGGTTGGTGGTGGTCGATTATCTTCAGCTTATGCAAGGGCGTTCTGGCTCCGAGAACAGGAATCAGGAAATCAGTGAAATTTCGCGCTCACTGAAGGCGATGGCGAAAGAGTTAGATGTGCCAGTGGTCGCTTTGTCTCAGCTCAACCGTAGCCTAGAGAGCCGCACTGACAAGCGGCCCATGATGTCGGATTTACGGGAAAGTGGTGCGATCGAACAGGATGCTGATGTTATTATGTTTATTTACCGGGACGAGGTGTATAACAAGTCTCCGGAGAACCCGGAGAAAGGCATTGCTGAAGTGATCATCGGCAAGCAGCGCAACGGCCCAACTGGGACGGTAAAGCTGAAATTTGTTGGTGAACACACCGCTTTTGTTGAAGCGGAAAATTAAACCAAGGAGTGAGGAGAATGGAGCCTATAAAGGCGGATCGTTACAAGGAAGGAGCAGAGAAGGCGATAGAAGATAGACCTTGCTGCGCCGTATGCAACGTTTTTTTCAAAGAATCCGACTGCCCCCTCAGAGCAAATGGCAAATGGTGCAATCTCGGAGATGAAAAAAATGAGGTGAAGGTGTACTTGGGATAACGCCTGAAGCAGTTAGGTCGTTCCGGGAATTCAAGTGGGCCGTCTACCGGCTGCGGCTGGCAATGAAAAAAAACAACTGGGATGACAGAGAAACCCTTGACTCTCTCACCAAGCTTGATATAATAGCAGCAGATGCCAACTCCTCCTAAATCCGCATCTGCTCCTTAGCCCCGCCCGGTTTCAGCCCCGGACGGGGCTTTTTTTTTGCCCTTTCGCCCTGCGCCATAACCGGCCAGGGCTTTTTATTTTCCTTAGAAATAAAAGTTATTTAGCTCATTGTTTGCTTGTTAAATCAGGGCTATAGTGCAGCATGATCAGTTGAGAGAGGCGCGATGCGCAGAGAGATCAAAAAGGAACGAGAGGTGAAGATGGACGAAGAAATCCGTATAGGTGAGAAAGAGAATGGCGGCTTTTGGCTGGGCTTTGCCATCGCTGTTGTGGTTACAATCGGCAGCTCGCTTTGGGCATTTGGGGGTGATTACATCCAACGGATAAACAGCCGCATGGCGCAGAGATCAATCAGCAGAAAGAGAGGTGAGGAATGAACGAAGACATCCGCATAGGGGAAAAAAAGAAGGGTAGTCTATGGCTGCCAGCTTGCATCGCCGTTGTGATCATATTAAGCGGCGTATTGGCAGACAAGCACATTGATTGGCTCGAAATTCGCATTGCGCAGCTTGATCAAGCCCGCCAGCAGATTAATGCCCTGGAACAGACTGTGAACGCGCTGCCCGGTGCTTTGCCAAATGTGGAAGCTGTTGCCCCGCTGCTCGTCGTTCCGCCGCCCGATAAGGTTCGGCCCGCACCGCCTGCGCCGCCGAAGAGCGTTCCGCTGCGGCCTTTGTCGGCTGCGCCTGCTGCTGTGGCGGCAAGCTGGCAAGATCAG